TTTCTTTCAACAAGATAACGCACTAACGGATGGCCTACTAATTCGTTATTAACGAAGCTCACGTCCAAGAAGTTTTCTTTCACTTCTACACCTCAACACTTAGAGATTTCTTGTATCTTTGAGGTAACTCTTAGATACTGTTTTCTACTAAGCGAAGAATTGGTTTGATTACACAGCAAGAAGATTCTCTGTAACACATAGTGTTCCATTAAATCCTTGTAGGAAAAGACTCTGTTACCATCAGTTAAAATTAACTTTTGGGCAAAGGCTTGCCTTATTGTCCATGCTCAAATCAATTGTCGTCTGTATGATCAGGATAGTTCCTTTTCATCGATGACCGGGAAAAGTAAAGGTGAATCGTCACTATAAAATTGTTCAGATATGAGTATTTCCAGGAATCTAACTCAGTTAGCTGGAGTTGCACTAGCATCTCTAATTAATTTGAAACCGAAACCTGAAATATTAATACCATTTAGGAAATTACGCTTTGCGAATTCTCCAGAATGGACTCCTATTACAGATTTGGTATGATTAATTTCAACACCAATGTCTGTCATAAATGACATATACCTTATAGCGACCTTCTTGTCTCATATTGCAATATCATCTCCTAATAACGAGTATTTGTTGAATCAGAATACAAATTTGTATTCTAAGAAAGCACAATACTGTATTACTAGATGATGAGTCAGAGCAAAGGTTGCTCAAGATGATAAAGCTCCCAGTGGTTGACCAACCATTCAAGTATAAGTCTTTGACTTAAAACTAAATGGAAAGCCTCCTATGAGATGACTTCACAAATTGGCAATCTCTGAATTTCTGAAGAATACAGATAGCATAGCTATTTGTAATTTAACAGGAAATCTGTCTGTAGCTTTTGAAAGGTCAAAACAATAAACCATCTGTCCTTTACAGGATTGGATAAGCTTGTTGTACTGTCCTACTTGATCATAAGTACCGTCAGCTGGAAACAGCTTAAGTGCTTTCATCAAGGTATCATGCAAAGGCTTAAAAGCACTTTGCACCCAAAAGTTACATATTGCAAATAGTCTAGTCTTTCCTCCACCTTCTGGAGTAAGTGCTATTCTTCCAGTGATGAGTTTATTCTCATCTGCTTGTGATAACTGACAATTGTCATTTAACTCATAAAGAGTATTTAAAAGACTCAGGTTTCCTGTAGAGATACAGTACGCCATGTATATCTTTAAATAGACTTTATTTGTTAATATCGCAAGTCCACATAAGTGGGCTGAAAGGATACACGAACCCATAGGTCCGGATTTAAAACTAAACCTTAAAGTGTGAGCAACAAGGTTCTTGACGTCTCTTAAGTCACTGAACTTAGAACCAAACTTCTGAAACCACATTTCCAAGAATTCTTGGAAATTATCGGATATATCTTGTAAAGGTTTCCTTTTATAAGGTTCTTCGATCGGTTTGGAATCAAATTCCACAGGAAGTTCTATACT